GTTATCAATTGTTTGATCACCTGATAATTTAACTTCAAAATCTTCTCGATAATCTTCGAGTGATTGAACTTGATTTGAAAATCCTATTACCGGAAAAGCAGCAACATTTTCAGTTTCAATATATCCTGGGTCAAAGTAGCTAGGAATCTCCGACGTTGCTTCTTCATTTACAGAAACACGGACGAGATTAGCCACAAAAATATCATTTGTCATAGTGTCCTCACATTAAGTATTCAAGAGTTAACACGACTTGAGCAGAAACTTGACCATTTGAGGACTCGTTATTGTAAGAGGTGAAACTTGAACTTGGATAAATTTTATTAATTTTGAATTCACGAAGTTTCGGATGAATAGCAGTAATAGAAATTAAATCGTATACAGCTTTATGAACTCCCGTTTCATTGATTTCCGAGAAAATGTCGATGGTCATATTCAATGTGCAACCGAGTTTTGATTGCATTTGGATTCTTGTGTATTCTTCCGTCATTTCTGGAATCATTACTTGAATCTCTTTTTTAACGCCTGTCGTGAAAGCATCTTGAACATATTTTAATTTAAGTTCGTTCTGAATGATTTCTTCAAAAGCGCGTTTAATTCCTAAACGCGGTAAATTATTCATATTTGCTAGTCCTTCCGCTGTTATCACCAATTAAAGACAAATAAGCATTAACAAGTCCTGAACCATCGTTAACGATATAAGCAATTCGGTAGATGTTTTCTTTGTAATGAACTTCGAGATCTTGGCGAGCTATTACTTCATCAATTGTTATATAAAACGTTTCTGATACTTGTCCATCAACGTTAGTAATTTCAATTTCGACAATAGCCAGAGTTTCTTTATTATCGATTAATAGCGTTTGACCAAATCGTTTTAAGAATTCTTGTTTTTGTTTTTGTGTGTATGGAAAAAGCATGTTGTCTCCTTTTTCTTTATTTAGTTCCAAAACGAAAAAAGGGACTCCGAAGAGTCCCTAATTTATTTTGTTACCTTAAGAGCGCGTGGCTTTCTGACAGGAGCAGCTTGTGCTCCTGTATCAGTTAAGCTCCCGTCTTTTTTTCGTGCAGGAACAGACGATCGTCAGCACAAACTTTCCAATCGATATCAGCCCAAACGCGAGGAACGATAGCGCCTTTGTTACGATAAGTTGTGTCGTCTAGGTCAAGAGCAAGACCTTCCCATTCAGCTACAGTTACAGCGGAGAAGTCACCAGAGATAACCTGACCATCTTTAACCAGACCAGAACCGATAACATCATGTCCGCCGATTTTGTTCATGTCGTCGATGATATAACCAGAAACACCAGCATCACGCAGAGTGGTTTTCAAATCACCTTCAAGAGCAGCAGCCATCAGATATTTAAATGCAGCCATATCAACGCCATTGCCTTTAGCTTTTGCAGCTTCAACGATGAACTCTTTGTAGGTCATTCCCATTGCCTGTGCAGTCAACTGAGCAACGATTGAATCAGGTGCTTTAGCATCAGTCAGAGAACCAAACATCAGACCTTCCAGTTTAGCGCGTGAGTGCTTAACAATGTGGTCAGAAATGAAAGCGCCCAGATTTGGCAGAGTCAACAGAGCTTGACGAGAAATTGGGTTACCACCAGTAAATGTTTTTGGTTCAAACTTAATGTTGGTGAATGCGCTTTCGCCTTCTGGAGATTCACCGTTTTCATCAACGAAACCGAATGCTTCAACAGAAGATTTAGTTTGTTTTGGTACAGAAATCGGAGTTTTCAAACCAGTCAGGAAGTTAACACCCAATTTATCAGCAACAGTACCTTTCAATAGCATTTCAACGAATGAATCATAACGCTGAACAGTTTCCTGAATTGGAGAAACAGTAGGAACAGTGTTAATTGCGCGTGAGTTCTGAGCAATAGCATTTACAGGCATATAGATACCGGTTGAAACGCTAAGACCACGTTGTAGACGCTTACGAGTCATTTCTTGTGTATATTCAGCAGCAGCGCCACGAACAGCTTTACCATTCATCATAGAGCGAACAGCATCGCCAAGGTCGAATTTATCTTCCAGATTTACTTTAGTATCTTTAGTCATGTTACGAATTACCGCCGGAGCTTTGTTAGGTTTAATAGAACGTTTAAATTGACGTGCGGTCATGCCTTTAGCGATTGCGCTTGCAACGTCTTTTTGTGCTACTTTGTAGCGCTGTGCGATTTCAAGAATTTCTTCCGTTTCTTCTTCGCGTTCTTCTTCTGTTAATTCATCACCAGCAGGAACAACAGCAGGAGAATTGTCAGTTTCGACAACAGCAGAATCACCAGAATTTTCAGTTTCGACTTTTACTTCTTCCAGAATTTCTTCACGTTTCGCGCGATCTTCTTCGGACAGCATTTCGATTTCGTCAATGGTCATTTCTACCAGTTCGTCTTTCGTCATTTCATCAATGCGTTTCATTCGAGTACCTTTGTTAGTTAAATTTAATTCGCGTAATTTCTTAACGCTTTTGTTATTTGTATTTAGTAATCTTCCCAACCCCACGGAATCGTCAGCAGGAACAGTTACAAAACTTATTTCATATGGAGACCAAAGCGTAACTAATAAGTCTTGACCCTTGAGTTCATATTCATTCAAGTCATATCCGAAAGAAATCTTGCTGATTGTTCCTTCTTTGACTTTTTCATAAACTTCTTGGGCTAAAGAGCCATGTTTACTGAATTGGACATTTGCGCGACCGATACGGTCTGAATCAATTCGAACAGAACCAGGAATTACTTTTCCGAGATGTTTATCGAAATCGTGATTAAACAGCAAAGCAGCACCGTTATTAATTCTTGTAAGGTCTGCATTATGAGGACCGTCATGAACAAGAATTTCATTAACCGTAACTGGATGTCCGTATTCATCTTCAATCTGACGCTCAACAGGAGTTTCAGAGCTGAATGCGATTTCAAAAACGCCATCGGTTTCAGTAACGTCTTGGACTGTATATTCTCGTTTTAACTTGAGCATTTTAGTCCTCTTGAATGAGCGTCTTTCGACGCTCTTTTGTTTTACTGATTTATTTAGATGTCCTTCCCAGAGTTATCCGAATTAATTTCTGCAACTTCTACCTGTGCATAAGCAGCTAATTCAGCAGGTGCAGCAGCAACCGCAATCGACTGAGAATGTTTAGGAATATAACGAGATTTTTCCTGTTCAATCTGAGCAAATACGATTTCTGGGTCTTCACCGCGAGAAATAATAACGTCGGAAGCAGATTTAAATCCGTTATCAACATCAATTTGGTCTTTCTGAGCATCTTTAATAGGGTCGATAGATTCCCATTTTGGATATGTCCAAACAATCTGATTAAGAACAGAAGGAATAGAAGTCATTTTCAGACTAATTTTTTCATTCATGATTGACCATGCTAACCATTTTTCAAAAATAACCTCAAAAACTTGTTCTTTAAGATTTCGTTGAACAGATTTAAACATTACTCTCTGAGCTTGATCACCGAAACGAGCCGCAGAATAGTTAATATTACTGGTGTCACCTTTCCATCCTTGCTTATAAAAGCCGTAACCCATTGCAAGATGGTCTTCCAAGCGATCCGTAAAACTCAAGAAATCATCACCGCCTTGAGTAGAACTGAATTGTTTAATATCATGACCAGCAGGAAGTTTATGAATCGTACCAGCTTCGAATTCTTGAATAATTTCAGGCTGTTCTATATTTTCGGATTCATCTTCATCAATGCCTAAATCGAGAGATTCCTGACCGTCTTTGTCTTGAACAATAAAGCCCATAGAGCTTGCCGCAGCGCGCTTTTGGACAAGAGTCGCAAAAGCAAACTGATTATATTGGTTCATTGTGTCGATATTCGCGATAGCTTCTGGAATTCCTCTGCGTTGATCGGGAAACAGTTCTCTGTAATAGTGAATAATTTCATCAGCAGAAACACCGTAAGAATTACCACCTTCCGTCTGAGTGGTTTTATTAATCTCTTGGAACCAGTAACGAATAGGAGAATCATCGTTATCATATTCAATTCCATCAAGAATATAACCATCATCGGTTTGTTGTCTGTCGCCGAATTTACAACGAGCAGCCTCGATAATTTCTAATTTAAATTCATCACCTTCATGAACACGAATAAAAACTTCACCATCGATAAAACGAGCGCGTTCAACGATTTCTTGGAAACGACGCCAGTTAATACGTTTATTTTTGCTGAAACGTCTTGCCGAATTCGACCAATAATTGAAATTATCGCTAATTAAACTATTCAGTTCTTTATTAGGCTTTCCTTCTGAATCAAGCAAACGAGGTTGAGGGTTTATTCCTTCACCGATAACGTTATCAACTTGATATTGCACAGCACGTTTACCCAAAGGAGTATTAATGCTAATCGTTCTGGACATAGCCCTGATATTATCAGCACTTGCTCGGATTTCGTTATTAATTGTTGCAGTTCGAATCAGGTTTTGCTCAAAGTCACCATCTAAACGATCAGTTCTTGGACCAAGTTGACGCTTTAATTCATTACCAAAAGCCGTATCATTATCGATAATAAGTTTTGGTTTATGACGCTTTTTAATTTTACTTACTTCGGGTTTACGTCTTAATAAAAAATCTAAAAATTTCATGACGGATTATTGAACCTCGCTTTAATCGTAATAATAGGAGATTTTCCTTTCGCCATTTCTTCTGATTTGATTAAGCTATCTAAGTTTGCAGCTAATCTTTTACGAGCACTCATAAGAGCATCGAGAGATTCATATACGAAGGATTTTCCGTTAATACTCATTTGTTGAATTGCTTCTTCGTTACTTGTCAATCTGTATTGAATAACTTTATCCAAATCGTTGATCATTTCTCGAAGCTGTTGTTTTTTTGTTTTTGAAACAAACGGTGATTTAACTTTAATTAATTCATTTGAAGTCAAAGCGCCCTGATTGAAGATAACAATAGAAAAATTCCCTTCGATAAAATCTGAGGTATCAACCCCGAAATTTTCGGGGCAATTATCTTTTTTAAACAAAATGGTCTCATTTGAACCAATTTGAACGTTAGCGCCTTGTGGATTTGTTAATTGAAGTTTTTCACCGATGAAAATTTCTTTCATTTTTGTATCCTCATCAGTAATATTCTTTATTTAGTTAAGCCAACCACGTTTCTTTTTAGAAGGTCGAACAATAGGACGAGTAGGAGGACGTTTTGTTCTTTCGGTCGTGTCTTCTACTGCTTGAACTTCAATATCATCGGAGATGTCATCCTCTGAATCGGAAACGATGATTTTTGCAGTCATCTTTCTCCACTCATGCCATTTGATTTTTTCTAAGACTTGCAAACGAGCACAATAGCCATAGTTGAAGCAGTCCAATCCTTCGTTACGAACACCGCCTTGTTTAATAACCCATCTGACAGTATTACCAGAACGTTTCAATTCTTCGGACATAAGCTGTTCGCAATAATCATCTGGAACGTCATCGGATATTTCAACGCGAACCGGAGTCGTGTTAGGACTTTTGACAGTTCTGTTTAATAGTTCACGAACTAAGTTTTTCCCTTGGTTAACACCAATCATGTAAAGTTCATAACCGCCAGTTCTTGTAATTTTAGTAGGAACGTATGGAGCATCGACGCTTGAAGAACCTTTAATAGCTTTCAAGTTTGTCCACTGAGAGCAGAAACGATATATTGTTTTTGTTGCTCGACCGTTAGAACTATCGACGTTAACCCATGCAACAGGCACTTTTCTTCCTGACGGAGTTTTAAAAGGTGCTCTAACATATGCTAAGAGTTCTTTATAAGCAGGAGACTCGACCACTTCGGCATTCATCGTCATGAAAGAACGATGGTCCAAGATATAAACAGTTTTCTCGTTATGACCCATTAGAGTGATTTCCAAACGGTCTTGCTGTTGGTCAACTCCAGCGGTAATAAACATCGTGTCTTCTGGAATATTTCTTATACCGATTTCAGTTTTCAAAGCTTCGAGTTTTGAAGATTC